CCAACCTCGATCGTAAAAGCCTAAACCTTTAAAATTCCATTTCTTGGCTTTAATACCCTCTCGTACAAATTTGTGAAATGCCTGAACGGTTAAATTCTTAGCATAGCAATCAACGGCACAAGCGGTAATATGTTGGCTCTTGGTTGCTCCCCCAATCTCTTGATTGTACTCTGCTGCTCTATATCCACTTGTGATGATGATCGGTGAGCCTAAAGCATCTCTCACTTTTTGTAGCTCAATCAATACGGCTTTCGCATTGTCTAGGTACTCATCTGGTATCACTGAACGAAACTCCATCTCAGCTAAATTGAAATTTGTAGTCACTTGTATGTTGTGCTTCTGCTCTGATTTTAAAAGTTGCGGTTTCATCGTTGATCCTTTATTCTGTTGGTGGCAATCAAGCCTCGTTTTTGGGGAGGTAGGTGCAACGCCTCTTCCCCCTAAATTTAAATATTTTTTAATTTTGTGCTTGTGATTTACCTTGACCTATTATAGTATATAAATACAAAGCAAAAACAATTTTTCCCATGGAGTACATGATGCTAAAGAGAAGAGATATGCTTGCACATATCCCAGATACGATGATGGATAGGTGCAAGATCGTAGCTAGACGAAGAACAAATGAAAATCAAGCTCGTAAACATTTTAGGGATGTGAAGAAGTCGAGCGAGTCTCAAGAAACGATTGAGCTGAGGGGGATTGTATGTGAGGCTAGCCTTGCTCTCACACTGGATCTTGATGTTGAGCAAGTCTTTAGAACGGGGGTACGGTCAGCGGTACGAGGTAGTGATTTTGGGGACCTGATCTATGACAATTGCTATATTGATGTGAAAGGGGTACGATACCCCCATTCAAACCTACTCGTCTCCATGACTAAGAAAAATACCATGATTGATGTTTTCGTACTTGTACATGAGAGTGATTGGGGTAATCGTTTCCTAGGTGCTATTCCCTTCCATAAGGCCTTTGGTCAAAAGATCGTGCTTCAAGATGGTACTGATCTTGGGAATGGTGTATGGCAAGCCGATCTTCTTGATCTTGATGTTGCTATCCAACAAGCTAAAGCGGAGAGAGAACGAATTAAAAGTTTGAGGCCTCGACTCTTATAATATCACCGAAAAAGCCTAGATTTGAATTGTAAATGGATGAGAAAATTTGTGGCTCGGCTTGAGGTGTCCATTCCCTAGATAATAATTTCCCATGAATACCTGCTGATAAGATTTGCTCCCACGCATAGGCTATCACTGATGAGATATCACTTGATGCAAAATAGAGAGCTGGGGTATCCCCCGATACTTGTGCTTGTGGTACAAGGATACCCCCATTTGGATCAGTCTCTCTAGGCTCGCCGTCTTCTCTCAAGTATGTGGTTGGTGCATTAAAGATTGATCCGTCCACATATACCGCAAACAAGCCTAAATCATCTTGTGCTATCCAAAAGGGTAAAATCTTAATCGTATATGTATCCCCTACCGTAAAACTTGCCTTGTTCCATAAACTTGTATCAATATCACTAAAGATCAAATTTGTAGATCCGCTTACACGCTCAAGATAATAGATCTTACCGTCTATCTCTACCCACCTACCTTCAAATCGAGTATGAAAGCCTGATCCTTGTAGTGTACGACTACCTATTGCAATGACTTGAGTTTCGGTGCTATCAATCCAACCTTGTAGCAAATTTTTAAAGAAAGCGAATGCGGTGCCAACTGTACCCCTTGCACCATAGGCAACTGAGCGAAGAGCCTCTCTCACATATTGCTCTGGGATGAAGGGCAAGCGATGAAATCCATACATAGATAGAATCCGTTGAAAATCAATGCCTTTTGCTCTATGCAATAAAGTTTCATTCTTGATCTGATCTGCTTTAGATATCGGATATAACATAGGATACTACCCCCCCTCTTAGAATAGGTGATGCAAGCTTGGTAAATGCGAGATTTAGGAAGGTTGTATTTGTCTTACTTGTATATGTGAACAAGCGATTTTCCACAAATAGAGAGCCTTGATCAGGGAAACCGATCGTGCTTTCCACATGCAAGACTTGATCCTCAAGATCATCAAAATCAAGGGCTAGTATCGTTGTTGGTTGTCCCACTATATTATGAATTTGCTCCCCTACCGTAAGCAAGATGCTTTCAAGTACGCCAAAATCATAGGTATCTTTAGAGATAGGATCAATACGGCTATCCCTTGCACCAGTAGAAAGAGATGGGGGGATTTGCTTCCTCATGGAATAGACGGATGATGCTCTAAATCGATCCACTACTACGAGCGAGTCATCAAGTCTTAGACTTTGGAAATTACCCCACTCAACTAAAATGGAGTAAGTACCTTTTGCAAGCGGTGGGACATAGCACACAACCATTGTTTGCCAAACATCCGTATAACAATTACCTTGTGATTGTGGAAAGCCCCCATGGGAAATAGCTTGAGTCATCCCTTGATCATCAATGAAAGAAACTTTAAAACCACCTACAACAAAGGGGTAGCGAGTAGTACTTGCTAGTGTTTTCCAATCGGCATAGATATGAAGACGAGTACCCCCATGATTAGGTACAACCGCATGACTAAGCGAACTAGTAGCTACCACTTGATCATAGGGGGAGCCAAAGCCTGTATCTCTAAGTGATGCGGTATAAGGTGAGCCAAAGCCTGCACCCATCGCTTGGGGATATATCGGTGAGCCAAAGCCTGTATCCATGATTGACTCCTTCTTATGCTACATAAGCGGTGATAGTACCACCTAGACCATAGCCATGATGGAAAGGATGCATAATAGTACGAATACCAAACCACTCACCGTTTCCGATAGTGATAGGATTTGCTGATAAATCTAGGCTACCTGGTAATGGTCTATGGTTCTTGAAATTCACATTTGTTGATCGTAGTACTGAGATTGTTGGGCTTTGAGAAGTCCATGCATTTTGAGCAAGAGCACTCTCATCGTTGATACATTTCACTAGATCAAATTTGTAATCGGTAGTACCGCCATCTGTAGATCCACCACTAAAAACAACTAGATCAATGTATGTAATTTTGATACTTGACCCTGTGTTGTTTCTCCAGATCAAATGAGGATGCAACGCTATTTCATCAGTAAAATCTTTTGATAGAGTACCCTCGTTGAAAACGCCCGCTACATTTGTATTTCCTATATCTTTTTGTTGTACCAAAATCGTAGTAGTCGTTTGTTGGCTATAGGTTATCCATGATACGGGTAGACTAATATTTGAGCTTGTGCTGATGCTAATAGAAGAGCTACCATCAAAGGAGGCTGAGCCACTGACTGCACCACTTAAAGCGATTGTTCTAGCGGTAGCCAATTTGGTTGCGGTGCTTGCATTTGCATTGATAGATGAAGGCAATGACATAGTGATACGAACATCGTTATCAACCTTTGATCTAGCCACCTCAATCTCATTTGTAGTACCATGAAAAGATAGCTTATCATTTGCCAAATCTACAACGGTAAGCGGTAGAACTACATCATTAGCACTTACATTTAGATTAGGACTTGGGATTGTTGGCAAGTCTTGGTTCTTCCATTCACCTAAAATATCATCGTACCTTAAAGCTTGACCGTTCGTTGGTGTCATAATAGAAACATCGGTTAATTCGCTCAAGGTGGTTGCACCGCTGAAATGCTCAACTTCATCAACTAGAGTATTGTAGATTGATGACCAATTCTTTTCCCCCGTAGACGGCTTCTGAAGGCCTTTATTCTCTGATAGTACACGAATATGCACAAAAGAAGATTGAGGTGCAATGATTGCATCGCTTTGACTTGTTTCCCCCGTACTTGTGTTGGTAGCGATTAAGAAAAGTCTATAATTCCCCCAGATATCGACATTATTCAAGATCGGATTTTGAACGGTGGTACTACTCAAGGATGCACTACTACCACTAGGCTTTGATAGCGACCATGAATAAAGAAAACTTGCACTTGGATGATTACTATCCTGTGCTTGACCATAAAGCTGAATGTTTGTTTGTGGTAAATTCACACTAGCTAGATCAATGATCTTGTCATGCTGACTTGCAACGGGGTTTGATTGACTACTTGTATATGTGATGATCATGGTTTTATCCTACGGTGACATCGATTGAAAGCATAGCGATATTATATTGATCTTGTGCATAGCTGGTATTTAAAAAATCTCTTCGTCTGATCTTAAAACCATAGCCTGTTTGAGTTGCACCGCTTGCATCTGTGTACTGAATAAGTTTGATCTTGTTGGCCGTAGCAACATTAGACACATCCCCATCCATGAGAATATCAAAACCTTTAGTATCTTGGTCTCTGAAATAGATCGTACCTGCACCGTCCACAATATCAGTCATAGGTACAAGTGTATGAAGTGTACAAGTGAAAAGTTTATCAATATAGCTTTGATCCACAAGTACAACATAACTCGCAAGCATGCATTGAGTAGCATCGGTACTTACATTGACCTTTTGAGCGGTATACGGTGTTGAGATTGTCCCCAAATGTTCTACTGGCTCAAAGTCTTGACGGATATCTAGGTTGAAATCATCGCTTGTATTTTGAGAGATAGTAAGGGTATTGATATAAGGATTACGAAGATCTAAAATATGCTTTAGTGTTGCTGATCCTCGCTTCTTTTTAGCAATAAAAGCATTCAAACTTGCGGTGAGTGATGCGAGCGATGTATTGATATCATTGATCTTTGATTTCAGATGCTCCATGCCTTCTTGTAGCCCGCCAATACCTGCTGGGCTGTCATTTGCTATCCATTCGCTTGTATTGTCTACAAGTGACGAATTACCGACAAGTTGATCAGCTAGATAATAAGGTGTAATCCCAGATAAAGATAATTGAACGGTACTACCTGAAAGAGACCATTGAGTGATACGACCAATTAGAGACCATGCTTCACCGTCCCCACCTAAATCACTAGGTACGCCAACACTAAAGATTGTGCTTTCAATTTGTCTTGTTGCAATCGCTTGAGTAACTTCTGCACCGTCTACCACTGACCAAAAACGGCGGTTTTGTGTACTACCGCTACTCAAAACTCTCTTTGCATAGATAGGGGGGTAGTATTGTGCATGAGTACCAGAGACATAACCAACGCTAGTGGGACTAGGTGGCAAGGCTGAATTTGTGTTATAGTAAGTTTGGGTAAGGGTACGAGCCACTGTAAAATCACAATTCCCATTTGTCGCACTTGTACGGTGCAAACATACGGTACCTTGAGTAGCATCATCCCCACTAATCGTACGAGCAAAGAAACTGAAATCACTAAAAGCAATCAATTTGTTTGAGTTGTTGATTGTGCTTGAGTTATCCCACTTCTTAAGCAAACCCCCACCTGTTGTGACTAAGCCACCAAGCAAGCGACTCACTTGATCATGTACGATATTTTGAAGACCTTGAACATCTTCAAGATCAAGTCTTTCCAGTGGTTGTAATAGTACTTTTTTTTCAATAGCCATGGTTATGCTCCTACTCTGATCGTGATATTTTCAGATTTAATTCGTGTTGGGGAAGAGGTTTGAGGCTCGATATTTTGTAGCGGTGAGCCATCTGCATTGATAAAGGCAATATCTAGCACACCGTCAATATCCATGCACCTATTAACAAGCTGAGAGACATAAAGTGTTTCAGTAGGTGCTAAAGAATTGATATAGGCTACCAAAGCTTGAGTAACGGCTGATTGCACGATAGAAGATGAGTATGTAGGCTTGATCTTGAGATTGAGTAGAAGAGAGATAAGGGTAGGGGTAATCGCTTTAACTACTACCCTTGTCCCTGCTGATCTAAATCCCGTCATTCGTGTAGGCTCATCTAAATCACCTTCAATCTCTTTTTGGATTTCAGCAATAATCCCCGTATAAACTCTATAAGGTACACTTTCCCCAATTGTCCACTCATCCCCCGCTTCTAAACCTTGCACATATACAATCCCTCGTTCTGGTAAAGAGATAATACGGCTTTGAGCAATTGCTTGACCATTGATACGAAGTTGGCTAGTTGTGATAGGTGCGGTTGCTGGTGCTTCATGATACAAGACTCGTTGACCGCCAACGGGTACAATACCCCCAACGGCTTTACCTACTCTTGAGCGAGTAGCAACGCTCATCTCAGCCGTACCGTCATCAACATACAACTCGCTATATGCTGGCTTATCCTCTGGCTCTACAAGTCTTGCATATCTTAGTCTTTCCCCCGTACTACCAACAAAAGAAACGGCTAAAAACTCAATTGCTGATTTTTGTGAGCGAGATAGCGAGTTAATGTATGTCTTTGCTCTTGCTCTCAAAGTTGCATCATCCTCTTCATCAAAGCCGTTCGATATCCCTAGAATATTTGTACAAGTGAGAATGGTATCAGGTAAAGATTTGATCTTGTTGATTTCCCCTATTCCGCAATTCCCCAAACTACCAGGTTGACTAGCAACAATGAAAATACCTGATAAAAGTGATTGCCCAATAGACATAGTATAATCATCAATCGTACGATATGTCATGCTAGTACGAGAACAAATGACTTCACTACCTGCGGGGATTGTAAGGCTCGTACTTGTATCATCCCTAGATATCTCTAGCACGCTACCACTAGCATGACTTGCTTGTAATCGTCTCACTGTGCCTAGAGGTAACTCTCTAACTCTCTCATCTAGATCAATTCCTGAAACGGTATCCAAAAAGTAAGACTCACGAATAGTCACTAGCTTTCGCTCAACACTAGCTAATTCTTGAGCAATCGCTGAATACATGGTAGTTAAGATTGATCCATTTGAGATATCATCAAGGCTTGTTCTACCTACCGTCATAGCGGTTAAATCCCTCAGTATCTCAAGGGCTGATTTCGGTGTGTATGGCATATATAAATCCTAGATCGGTGCAATAAGAGAGATATTATCATCATTTAGAGTTGTACGGCATGTTAAATCTACCGCTACCCCATCCCCGTCTACGATCATGGAAAGCGATGGGATATCGATGATTCTAGTATCGCTTAAGATCTGCTCTTTGATATCAACCGCTAGGTATGAACTAACTCTATCTAGGTTTTTTGAGCCAACGATCTTTTGGATACCAAAATCTGGGAAGAGTGTTAATTGTCCCTTCTCAGTAGTCACTCGGTAAACAAGAGATTGTTTGATAGCATCACGACCAGAGACAAGAGCAAGATCATCACTACCTAGTACTAAATCCCCATCAACCAATCTCAAATCGCTTGTGAATTGCTTGGGGGCAAAGCTAGGTGTTGTCTCTTCGGTAGGTACTAGGATGATATCCCCCGCTTGTAGTACGGATGCGTTGGCCTTAGTATGTGCATCAAGGCAAGAGTTGAGCCTTGCTAGCTTGATCCAATCTGAAGGAGAGTTGAGCAAATCGCTTGCGACCGTGAGCAAGTTTTCACCTATTCTAAGCATATACTCAAAGGTTGGGTATGGCTCTTGCTCGGTGCTGGGGGTAGTATCAAAACCTTGATTGAAAGCGGATAGTTGCTTGAAACCTCTATCTGTTCGTAAAAAGCCTTTAGCTAGATCATCACTCTTCAAACTTGGCACAATGTAGCCTTGTAAAAGTTCAAGTGAGTAGGCTAAATCCTCTAAATTCTGAGTAAGTAAGAGTAAATCAAGATCGATCGGTGCACCGTCCAATTGATTAGGGATATTGCTATTTTTCCATTGTACTCGTATCGCATCCCCAAAAGATAAACCCTTGATTTCCCAACTTGCTTGAGCCGTTGTTCTATCCCCTGTTGCTTCATCATCCCCATATGCTGATTTGATTTGCTTGATTGCATCCTTGATCGTATCAATCACGCCCCCTAGTGTTTTCCAAGAATTTTTAAAATCGTTCTCTACGGTTACGGGCAAGAGAGCAACATTCTTGATTGCATTGCTCACTGAACTAACTACATTACTCGCATTTGTCGCAATGTTGTTGGCAACCGCACCGAATGCACGAATTGAATTAGTTGTCTTCTCTACATCTTTCACTACATCAATCACTTGATCGTACCAACTCTTCTCTGGGGGGACGGCTTGATCGTATGCTTCTAAATCTAGTGACCAATCATATGATAAACGAGTACGATCAGCACGCCAACGCTTAACCTCAACCTTTGCGTTAACTTGTTCTTGTACCGCTCTAAAAACTAGTGTTGTTCTCTTATCCTTTAGAAATGTACTAAGCTCGCTAAAATCAATAAATAGCTTGTTCTTCTCTGATCTAGCTTGTTCCCCATACTCATGCAAGAAATCCCCAAATTCTTGCACTAGCTGATCAGGTGTGAGAAATCCAATAATCCCACTAGCCTTACTCCCGAGCCTTGCACCCAAACCAATCTTCCCCTTGATCGTGATAGTAGCCTTGCGAGGTGTACCTATTTGGCGAAAAACGGCTTGATCATCAAATGTGTACTCTACTTTTGACGGCGTTTCTCTCTCTATACTAAATCCTTGTGGTTGTGATGGTAGCACAACAACCTTAACCCTTTTCCCCCCTTGATATAGCTCCATGTAGTAGTCAATGGGTAGACGAACTACACTATCAACCACATCCATGACTTGATCAAGTACCCCGCTAACCTTATCAAATATACCCTTTTTCTCGACCTTGCCCTTGATACCTAATTTCATGTTATTCTCCTATGGTAACTCTATTCGTTCGTTCAGTGTAGCAAGTAAAGCATCTCTCACTTGACTTGTTGGCACATGCTCCGAAAGATTGATCGAGGTGCTATTTGTAATCGTTGTCGTAAGCGTTGAGGCTTCTTGTGGCGTGAGTACGGCTTTACTAGCAAGGCTTGCAATGATGCTCAATAAAACTGAATTTTGAATGATCATATGATTTACATAGAACATGAGTTGAGAGGTGAGAGCATCTATAAAAGCTTGACCATTGATAGCTAAATCACTTGTGCTTCCGTCATGGGAAATCCTAAGCTTGTTCAGTTGCATACGAATGATATCGCTATCCAGTGTAAGCCCATTGATACCTAGATTGATACTTGCTCTTGTATTAGATAAGTGAGTATCTAAATGACCTACACTATTTAAATCGCTAGTGATAGGCTTGGCTGATATACCTAAACCGACTGCTTGACGATCTGGTATGTCTGCGATACATCCTAGTATGATGGGGATGAATTTTTGATCGTAAATCAGAACAACAATTGCACCCTCTATAATAGGTTGCACACTAAACCTTGTTTCACTACCCCCCCAGCTTAGTTGTCGTGCATTGCTCACAATCAAGCCGTCATCTAGTTGCACCTGATACAATAACTCACCGCTATCACTCTTTGAGATTGCTTGTACTTTACCTTTACAAATCTGCATGATCATCCTCGCTTTTCTACTTGTGATTTAGGAATAGGATTGATAGCCGTATCCGCTGAGTTTTGGGGATAATCTTGCTTTACTTGCTTGGGGTAGAATAGGGGTAGCCGTCCATTACTACCTCGTTCAAAATGTAAATCTATCGAGCCTTCTTGAATACCTGAAGTAGATAGGTTGATCTTGTACTCGATCTTTGTGATATACCCCGTAAATGTACCGAATGAAAACCATTGACCGACCGTTAAGGCTTGAGTGAATGATAGGGCAAGTTTTAGAATACCCGTACTATAATATGCACCGTCACCATGTAAGCAAAAGCCCAATTCAGTCAATTTAGCTGAGATTTGGGGGGACGGATCCGAAACATAGAAATTAGTGATAACCTTGTGAGATATCCCAAATTGCTCTGCATCATCTTCATTCATGATCAAGTGATTTAGGCTCTCAGCAAGTGAAAATGTCACGCTAGAGTTGCTCTCACTCACGCCGTTGTAAACGGAAATCGTATTTACTTGATCATCATTTAGATCATAGGATATGGACAAGACCTGATGCGGTGGTATCTCAAGGTACTCAATCTTTGATCTATCGCTTGTATCCTCAGTAAATGTTTTTTCTACCACTGGACGAGATATAAGCCTAGTATCTCTCACTTTCTCAAGGGATTTTTGAGAGATATTGAATTTAGGTGGTAAAGGCTTGTACCTAAAAACGATCGTTGGCACCGCCCCCAAAGCCTTATAAAGTACTTTCTTTGATTGCTCAATTTTATAGTCTTCTTGGTATGGTACAAGTAGGAAGAAAAACTCAACAAGCTCAGGCGTTTGCTGAAATATTGTCATGAATTTTTGAAGAGTCAAAATCTTGTCATTTGGATTGACTAAACCTTGCTTCAGAATAGAATAAACCTTATTACTTGCATTCGCATATTGAGCAAGTTGGGGCAAATGATAACCTTGTACCCCATCGCACACATTGATCAGATCCGATACTTTCAAGCCTTGCTCAAATAGTGATTGTGGGATTTTGGCAAAAGCAAATTGATCTAAAGTATATTGCAAGATCTTAGCAAAATCGTTTTCTTGTCTGAGGTATGCACCGTAATTTGCTAGTGCCTGACTTGTGATTGATCCATAGATACGAGCGGTATTTGAATGGATAATCTCAGCATTAAGCATTCTAGTGAAGATACTATCACAACCTATTTGACAAGTACTAATCTCAAGCCCCATATCATCAAATACCGTATCAATCGAGATACTATCAATAAAGCCCCAATAGATCAGCTGATCCATGTATTTAATCGTGATTTGCTTACCCTTTAAAATGTCGTTGTCCCCATTTGAGAACAATGTTGAGGCACTTGCACGAAAAAGCTCAAGATTTACAATTGCCTTGTTACTGGTCAAATCAATTGCTTGACTAAATGTGATATCCGTAACTAGTGAAGAGATATCAAGCCGTTCTAATCCTAGTATTTCTATTTTAATCATAGCTTGCTACCTCTGATTTGATCTGTTGGCTTGCGATTTAATTCTTGTTTCATCTTTGCGGTATCTGGCTTGCTAAAGCTGAATTTGTCCGTCAATTTCTCAACCGCTTCAATCGTCTTGTTCATAGCACCCGCAAGAGTATTTACACCCTTAGAAAGAACGGTAAGACCAACGCTTAAAGCTTGTGCTGCTGTCTCCCCCGTCTTCCCCAAGGCCTCATAGTCTTGTTGGGTAGAGATATTTGTTCTTCTTACTCTTGTATCTGCTTGGATTGCTTGGATAATTGAGCCACTATTACCTAGAGCCGAATTGATAATCTGCATCTCTGCACTTGCTTGTGCTGAGGCTATCCCACCCCTACCAATTGCACTAAAATCACCCCTACCTTTACCTAGTAATAGAGGCAATTCTTTAAATGCGTCCATGATTTCTGGGGGTAATCCTTGCCCCATGAAGTTGTATCTTGAGAGTTGTAATTGTTGGGATAAACTTAGATCAGGTCTAGCCTTGATAACCTCAGCTTGCTGTTGTGCAAGTAGTAATCCCGCTTGTTGAGTTGATAGCTTGCGATTAAAGGTTTCTATAGGATCAGAGGCAATGATACCTTTCTTTAATGCATCCTCTTTTTGAATGTCGCTAATAGTCTGCAATAAACTTGTTCCCTTACTACTTGACTCACTAATCCTACGAAGTAACTCAGTTGCGTTGGTGCTTGCTAGTGATAAATCTCCCCCCATTCGTTGGGATAGCATGCCTTGAATTGATGATAAACCTGATCGTCTTTGCTCTGGGGACAAGTCTTGACCCATAAGGGAAGTCGCAAGTGATACCCCTAGATTTTCTTGTTTCCCCAATGTTTCCCCTAGTTTTTGCACACTAGCAACCAACCCCGCCCCTAGCCCTCTTTGCTCGCTTGCGATTGCTTGATCTACACCTAGTGACCCCCCACTCATTGCAATCGCTCTTTGGATAGAGAAGGCTTCACTTGATTTGTACCCCCTACCCGCAAAACCACTGATACCACTACCACCTAAGCCACGAAGATCGGCAAGACTTGAGCTATACCCCGCTACTTGGTCACCTGCACCCATCAAGGTTGAGAATTGACTAGCAAGCAAGCCACCTAGACCAAAGGGGATAGCTGAAAGTTGTCCCGCAAAGCCGTTGCTCAACCCCCCAACTTGTCCCGCTCGTCCCATGATTTGAGCTATTCTTTGTTCTAATTGTTGTAGATTTGCCCCACTATCCTTTTCTTTCTCAGCCTTTACTTGTGCACCCGCTTGAGCCGTTGCTTGCTTGGTAGCTTCAGCATTTGCCGTATTTGTCGAAACAAGCTTTTGATTTATCTCTATCAGTTGCTTGAGTACCGCTGACAAGTTATTCATAGCGGTAATGATACCACCCGATCCAGTAGCTTGACTTGTGCTTGTAGGTGGTGCAACGGTCGGTTGTGCTAAAGGTGGTTCAGTGACTTGGGGCTGAGCTACCCCCATAGGCATGTTATTGATTATAGGTTGCGAGGTAATCATGTAAATCTTCCCCTCTTGCTAGAGCTTGTTCCATCTTATCTATCTCGCTAATACCTGTGGTAGCGATATCATCTTGAAATTCGATTTTAGCATAAAGGCTTGGGAAAGCCTGCTCAAAAGTTTCTTGGGTACAATGGAGCATCGCAAGCTCTAAATTTTCCCATGAATAATAGTTTTCGATTGATAGGTGGTACTTAATTCGATCTGGTAGTAAACTTTGTAGTAATGGAAATTCGCTTTTGTCCCTTAGCCTCTTCACCCTCTTTGGTGCTTGCTCCAAAAAAAAGAGCCTCATGTTCAACTAGCGTATTCAAAATCTGAATTAAGAGTTGGTTGTCTTGGCCAATCCATTCGGTAAGCCATTCTGGAGGCTCTTTGATCTGCACTAAACAACGAGCAAGACCTTGAAGACGGTACTTTTCTTCAGTTGGTAGGTTATCAAAGACTACCCCCATGCATAAGCTTTGAAGTACCCTATTCATAGCTAGACGGCTTTCAGTATCCATTACACAAGAGAGAAGATCAGCACGATGTTGCTTGCCTGTTGGGGCTACATATTCAATAGAAAATGTCTCTTCTCTACTCACTAAGTCGTCTTCTTTTTTTGTACCTAAAGACTCAGCTTCTGCCTTGATCTTTCTTAGATCAATTGTTTCTTTCTTAGTCATCTCGTAATCCTTTCAAAATATATAAAAAGATATATCAAATTTACTAGTAAAGATCTTAAAAATTCTTACACTTGCCAATCAAACACAAAATGAAAGTGAGATTGATCATGAGTTTGATCTATGAGGATGATTAAGCATATGTTCAAAAAAGCCGTTTTCTGAACATTAGGCGTTGGTATGTGTACAAAATCATCAATTTTTGAACATTAAATATTTTTGTTTTTTCCCATAGTGAATTACAAAATTACTTTACTGTAGATATCCGTAGACGAACTTAACCTAGTTGTTCGGTATCCTTGATTTCAATTAACTTCAAAGCTTGGAAATTAATATTTGTTGCCATCAGTGTTTGGCGGTTTACGGTGAAACTTTGGCTTTCTGGTTTACATCCCTTGATCAAATATCTTGTCTTTTGACCTGCACCAAAATCAGCTGAATCAGCCAATTCAAGATCAATCCCTTGAGTGAAAAAATTCACAACATCAACGGTTCTTTGTTGGTTGGTAGCGGTAGCAAGATGACTAGGTACTAAACCTTGTGCTGCTGAGCCACCATCTGGGATGACTCGCATAAAGCCTACTTGACAAGATACGGTACGACCTACTGGTTCAATGTCGTAGCTATCAATAGAGCCTAAAACATCAACTCTTTGCAAGGTATAGTTTTCGGTTACGGTGATATTTGTGCAATAGCCAATTGCTTTACCGTCTTTTTTTACGATTGCGGATGCACCGCTGATTACTCTAGGTTGTACCATGGTTAAATTCTCCCAACATTAGCGGTAATTGTGATGAAATTGAGAGGCTCAATCCCTGCCATCGCATAGACAACGCTGATAGTATCCCCAACTTGACGAACAACGACATCTTTGAAATCAAGGATCAATCCACTATCTCTTTGAAAGCTTAAGCGGTTGATTGTTAATCTTTGGACATTGTCTTTTTGTGCAACGGTTGATTTACTACCAATTTCACTATCAAGGAAGAGTCTTAAATCTCTGATACTAAGATTGATGCTTTCATTCGCTGAAACTTCAGTATAGAAAGGATTGTTGTCCTTCAACCATGTTGTGATTGATCGTTCAACCTTGAGGCCTCTATCTTGACCATTCAAAATGACAATCCCTTTTTGGATAGCAAGACTAGCTTCAGACTCTGGATTGAAAGCTTGTGTTGTGCCGAAAATCTTAGGTTGTTTTCTTGTGAGAGGGGTAGCAACGCCTAGAGATGCTTGAAGGCAAGCCATGAAGAAAGCCAATGCTTTAGGTTCTAGTGTCTTTTTCTCACCGCCAATTAAAACGATAGGAGATTGACCAACAACGGCCATGTTACGATCATTCAAGACTTTTACATATTGAGCATAGATTTGATTGAGTGTTAAGCCTGCACTTGTACCAACCCATGCATTTCTTTCAAGACCAGCTTCTACTGATGCCTTTACACAATGATCTTTAACTAATTCATGAATAGCAATGTCATCAGTGTATGCAACAACGATATTGATTTGCTTGTACACTAGAGCATCAAGAGCCGATTGCCAATCACTAGAAGTAAGAGCACCGATTGAGCCACCAATTAAGTTAAAGCCTACGGTTGAGCCTACTGGTCTATCACCGCTAACAATTTCACCTTCCACAACAAGACTACCATCAAGGAAATCTTTGAGGAAAGAGCAATCACAAGTGAGAGATAAGGGGCTTGATACAATGCTTAAACTTGCAACATTATCAAGTTGTTCACCGCTAACAATAGACTCAGGCAAGACTACAACGATATCACTATTACTTTGATTGATTGTTGTCAGTGTTGAGCCAATATTAGAGATATCGGTTAGCTTTGCTGAGTATAAGGATCCGCTGATTTCAATACTACCTGCATAATCATTTGCACCATCTAAAACGATACTTGTGATTTGAGAGTAAAGTTGTCCAGTTGTGATTGTTGTACCGACTGCACCAGCTGGTAAAGTGGTTGTAGTTGTGATTGTGCTACCCGCTTCTGATAACCCATGAATTGTGATTGCTACGGCTGAAGGTGTGCTACTGGTTCTTTGGGTAAAGGTCAATGCACCGTTTACGATCAAATCACTAAAATCGATTGCGGTACCAGGTATTACAATGGATGAGGCAACATTCTTAATGAAATTGAGAGCAAGCTTATCAGTAGCTTGATTGATCAATAGCTTGACATCGCTTAGAAGTGAGCCAGTGTATTGTAGGCTTGCAATCTTACCTTTACCAATACCAATGCTCTTCTCTACAAGGTTGCCACTTTCATAAACAAAAAGATCGTATAGATCAGCATCACTACCATTTTCATCTAAAGCGACAAAAACACGATTACCGCACACACCATAGTGTTTTGCTTTGATCTTGAGGCCGTTAATAGTCTTGCTTGCTTGAGTTGTATTTCTCGCATTTACAATTGTGATACTTGTGGGATTACCACCTAAATCTGCTCTAGGTGAGAAACCAATCTGACCCAAAACATCAAGACCATATTCCCCCCCAGTAGCTTCTAAGAAAGCTTCTAGGTTGTCATAGGTATTGACCGAGTCTTTTTGGAAGAGGGGGAAATCACCGACAAGAGCTACTGCACCGCTTGCAATGCTAGGATTTGTAGTAGGTGCTTGTTTGATTTCACCATACACACCGGGTCGGTATTTTCTTCCGCCTTGAAAGACGATTGATGAAGGCATAATGATGCTCCTTATTTCGTGTAAGTTGTAACATCCCCGCCATACTGATCGATTTGCACAAAAATAGGCAATTCGGTATCTGATGCGGTTGTTAGTGTAGGCAAGTACATGTGATGAATAGCTGTGAATTTGAGCCTTCGCTTGAAGTTGGCAAGTGAGTTTGACTCAGCATTCAAAGTAGGTTCTTGATCCATATCTGTGCTAGATACAAACCTTAAGTTATCATATCCAACCTTGATCAAGGCTGATTTGTATTGTAGGAATGATGCGTGAGTGATTGCATGTAGTACTCTCACTAGATCCTGATCTTGTGCATAGATTGTAATATCAACCGATTGAAGAGTAAGAAGGTGGAAATGTTTCTCATTGCTCAAATCCCCCAAGCCTTGAGTTTCAAAAGCTTGTTCGGTCAATTTGATACTAATCATAGGGAGGGATTGAACTTTACCCTCATTCGCTAGATCAATTGCAATCGGACGCTTCGCTTGGGTATCCATGAAGAGTTGGTACAACTTCACTTGTAGACTTGATGCAATCGTAGGGAATAGCTGATTAAACCTCGTCTGTTGGGAGTACAAGGCTAGACCATTCTTTAGGATATGTGTAAAATGAAGATCAAACATTGAAGAAATCCAGTGAGGCTGTGGCTTGTGTAAGTAAAGGTGTATGCAACTCGCTTGGTTGCTTGTAAATCACCTTAGTATCCCTAATACTATGAGGATAAGAGCCAATCTTATAGATAGGATGCATAAAATAAGAAACACTGAATAATGTGTTAGGTTGGGGGGCAAGGCTAGGAGATAAACTAAAATCAATCTTCCCATCAGTGGTAATCGTGAAATGCTGGTCTTGAACGAGTGTTGCACCCACAATCCCCAAACCTTGAGCATTTGCTTTTTGAAGGTGTAGTACGCCAATTTCAACCTCCCCCGATGCTAAATTCATTGATCTTTTTACAATAGGATACCGAGTACTAGCGACTAAACCACTACTAGGCATAGTCACGCTTTCAGTGTATCTCATAACTGAATGTTGCAAGACTAGCTTATCCCCAAAAGCAAGTAAATGCTCTGGGTGCGTTGTGATATTTACCTTCTCATCACGATATACACCATACTCACTGACCGAATATACGCCCCCCATGCTTGTGATGATTGCCATAATGATTTGGGGCGAATGCAAGATAATCCCTTGTCCTTTACATACGGGGCAAGCATTGTTAAAGCCTGTGGTAGATGCTACGGTACTTGAGATACTTGCTAGATCTAAACCTAACTCGCTCCCTTGTTGCCTACATGGACATTCAGTAGTTTGATACCAAAGCACCTCTTGACCCTTTTGGTCAACCAATTGCTTAAATTGCTTGTCCATGAAATCAACACGATTCTTGCGTTGATCCATTTGATTGATAGGTAGTTGCATACTCAAGCCTTTCTAAATGATTGCTATGTTCATAGCACGATACTTGGCTTTGAGTTGGGGGATAACTTGAGCAAGCTCAGCTTGGTATTGCTTGATCAAAGCATTGTAAGCACCTGCATCCCCTGATTTAGTTGTGCTAATACTTTGAGATAAGCCGTCAACACCTAAAGAGAAGTTTGATATACCCGCCCCAAAAACTAAATTCCCACTTACGCCGAGAGGTAGGATGCTTGCCATCAAGCTGATTGCTTTAATAAGAGCTGGCTCAACGGTAGTTAGTTTCCATGTGATTTGAGTATCTTGAGTAGGTGCTTGTGATACCCCAATCGTGAAAACCTTAGTACCTGCAATTTTCATCTTTGGATTGAGAGCCCCATTGCTTGCTCCAGTAAATTCACATTCAACAATAGGCTTTGTCGATAGGGTAGCACCTGGTATTGTCACATCTACACTAGTTTGACCCGCTTTGATCGTTGCAATACCGTCTTCAAATCTAAAGCCTGCTATGTAATCCACGCCCCAATAACCAGGTACATTGACATAGGGGTTGAAAATATCACCGAAAACAAGAGGCATACCGCTTCTAAAGAAATATGAGCCTATGCTTTCGCTAGTAGGTACGAGATTGACAATCCCCGCCTCTGGTTCATTGACATTAAACCATGAGAGAGGCATGACCATGAAAGGATTGTTACCTATTTGTAGTTTAACCTCAGTGATATTGACTACTGGTCTATGATTGAGATGCCAAGGCCAAAAGCTTTCTCTATCCTTTGCATTTGCATCATGTCTTTCCCCTACCACTCTAAGAGGATCAATGACAATACCTAATTCCATCTCAAGGCTTGAGACGGCTTGTTTGATTGCATCCGTCAGTAAAAAATCACTAAACGGACTCCCTTGATCCGTTGTTAAATCAATTCCACCTAAATATGTTTGTCTTAATCTTTGGGGGGTAACAAAATCGAATATGCTCATAGGTACTCCACTAGGGGGACTATGATCCACCCTTCTTTTTGCTTGATTTCTTTGGCTTGGCAACCTCAAGCTCTTCTTCCCCTATCATACTTAAAATTAAATTGTCTTGCTTATCTTCTACTTGTAGTTGCTTATCCTCTTGTTTGCCTTCCTCGCTCTTGTCCTCATACCATGAAAAAAAATTGAAGAGTGATGGATTAGATTTAATGTAGGCTACTTCTTTATCTGTGAATTTAGTTAAAACCTTACCGCTTGGCATCTCAACCACAAATTTTAAATTCTTCATTCTAAGGGTAAATTCCCCAGTACCCATTGTAAACTTACGATTATAGATCAACATGTTGAGATGCTTCCCTTAGTTAATATCTTAGAAATTAGCGTTTAAATAGTTTGCTGCAACGCCACTAGCATTGTTGGTGCCTGCATTACGAACAACCCAGAATTTATTAGGAGTCTTAACCATGAGTGAGCCGAACAACATGAGCAAGAAAGGCTTAGTTGTGCTTACTTGTGCTAAATCTTTTCTCATGAAATCCATAAGTTTAGCGAAAGCCATTTGAACTGGATCATGGTTTGCA